ACTTTCTGCTGTCAGCTTTCCTTTCCACACTTTTGCTTTGTAAGGTACCAGAATGAATGCTGCTGTTCCCAGAGCGTACTCTTTTTCTACAGTCTTATTACCATTCTTCCAGAACTTAGACAATCCAAAAACGCCACCTGCCTGTTCGTTTTCATCACCGGTGACGAATTTCTGAGATTCGTTTATTTTATTATCTTTGCTATCGTCTTTCCCATCTGTGCCGACATCCACCGTCTCATCGATGATCACCGTTGTCTTATCATTCAGAAGGAGATTGGCCCAGTCCTCACATACCTTTTTAGCCATCTTCAGGGATTTTCGTTTCATTGTCATCAATTCTTTTTCAATATTCGTTACTTTATACTGGTGGAACTTTGGCACATATCCCTGCCACCACTGCTTCCAGTATTCGATGTTACCGTAATATTGCTGTAATTCTTCCGGTATCTCATAGCCAAGATCCTTCAGAACCTCATATACGTTCTTCATAGCATCCCTCCTATCTGAATGCGGTAATATAATCCATGAAAAAGCTCCAGCTGTAGAAATGTGCATCGAAGCTATCGACATCAGTCGTAAAATCATCCAGGATAGCATCATCATCCTTTTTCTCATCGTAAAGGACCGTAGCCAGCGCTTCTGATACTGTTGGTACATTCCGGAACAGCATACGCTTCTGACCAAGCAGCAGGTTATAAACAAGTATCCTGTCTTTTCCTTCTACCTTTTTGCAATCCCATACGACCGTCGTATAACCTGCTCGCTGTACATATCCCCGGATACTGTTCAGGATGACCTGTTCCGCATTATCAACGAATATATAAGCTGGATAATACCCCTCCAGGATACAAAGCTGTATCATTTCCACACATGCACGGCAGATACTTACCGTATCGATCGTACCTTTCGCATGAGTGATCTTCTTTTCCAGGAAAGTGCAAATCGAACTGTAAGCCGGTGCTATCCCTGTAGCTGCGAGCGTGGAATGAGATCTCGTACCTCCGATATCCAGTCCGATGTTGACCATCTGAAAAAAAGGAAGTATCTCTACTTCCCAGAGTTTTGGATTATCCGCATATGGTTTGAATATCAGTCCTTCAGCATTGCACCACTCTCCAAGGATATATCGGTTATACTCTACGGTGCCGAAATACTCCTTTTTCAGTTCTTCTCTTACTTCATCAGGTAGGAATGGATTATCATCCAGCTTATACTGCTGACAGTACACATCAGCATCACTGTCAATGAATAGTTTCAGCCAGTGCTTTGGGTGCTGTGGGTTTCCGGTGCCATCAAACAGGCTATATCCAGTCCTCAATCGTGATTTCAGCAGCTGAAAGACCTCTTTGTTCCAGTCTACTGTTTCATCACCGTAGCAATATTTCAATGTGGATCCACGCAGCCTTGCAACAGAGCTTATCTTCTCAGCGCCCAATACGTAAGCATCCTCACCGAACAGATGGACCTTATTGGTTCCCTTCCGGATATCTCCTACTAAGTCAGGTCCCCAGTATTCACGCATCGGCTCCAGCACGTTACGTTCGACTGTTTGCTGTGTAACACCTATCAGAGCATTCAATCCTTCTTTTCCGTGGCGTTCTCGCAGCCTTTGCGGTATCAGATAGGTAAAGTCAAGGTACGTCTTTCCGGTACCAGTAGCGCCAATCTTGAAGTTCCAGCGATGATTTCCTTCACGAATGAATTCAGCCTGCTTTTCGCTCAGCATCTCGTTGCATCTCCTCCAGGATCTTATCTACTTTTGACAGCTGTTCATCATCACCTTTTGCTATGGTAAGCTTATCCGTCTGTGCTCTTAACTGCTCGAGCTGTGCTTTCTGAATCGCACTGGCAGTGTCCCAGTTCTTATGCAGCAGCTCATTGTATTGCTTAATCATAGAACGTAATTCAGACATCGCCCTACTTTGCGCTCGTAAAAATGTTTCCTGTTTATCGTTTGCATATCTTACGGCATATGGTTCGTCGCTAGTACTTGTATCGTTATCACATTCATTTTTCACCCACATAATCTTTTGTGATCTCAGGATGGCGGCATATTGCAATTGTATTTGATGCCATAAAACATCAATTTCATCTTTTGGCATTTCCCCTATGATTTCCATCACCTCTTGCGGTAACCATTTTGATGATAGACCGTGCTTACATGCATTTTGATTCTTTGGGGGCGCTCCTCCAGCATTTCCTACTGCATTTTTATTGTCAGGGGGTGCACCCTTTTTCTTTTTAAGGGGTGCATTGATGGGTGCGCCTTTTTTCATATTCCAATGCCTGCGTTTCCATGACTTAATTGTATCAATGGATTTACCATATTTATCGGCTATATCTTTCATTTTCATGCCATTGCAGCGATCCTCATATGCTAATTCCCATTCTTCTTTCAAGTCATATCACCACCTCCATTTGAGTTGTTTTGGAAATTACGTTTATAATCGTTATAATTCCACTTCAGTTGACTTTATATCATCAATATAGCGTGATTCAATTACATTTTTATTTGTCACGCTTTCGTATGCTGCCATTATCTTAGGCATCTGTATAGCCATCCAGTCTATCATTTCTTCATTTCTGGCCCATCCATCGATATCGCCAAAATTGCAGTCAAGCCCACTCTCAAACAAGAATGCATGTATCAACTCATGACGTAAACACTTTTTTTCATAAATCTTCATAGATTTTTCCGGTATCGTCATTTCATCGCGATCAACATCATCATCCTTGTGCTTTCTGACATGTATTTCTTTTACATGAAAGTCACAATAACCATCACATTGCTTATACCTGTTGTTTTCTGCCAATGTATTGAATATGACTGTGTACTGGGTACCTAACGCATTTACCTTCATTTCAGATTTTCCTTTATGCAGCTGCTTATCATCTTTGCAATTTCTTTGCCAGATATGGTTAAAGGTATCTCGATGCGGCATGGCTGTGCGTATACCGGTTCTTTATCACACATGATTGATAATGCCAGCTCCAACCCGTTGTACAGTCCCTGGTTATAATCGTCATAACAACCTTTTAAGCTGCAACCCTGAACCTTACGCGCCTCCTCTAGTGATTTGATCGCTGTGCCTATATCCATATGTGTTCTGCGTTCCTTTTCCAAGAGATATTCAGTTTCTCTAAGCTTATTTGTCAATCTATATATTTCTCGCTCATTATTCCATTTCACATTTCTCAAATGCCTATTTTCTTGTCTTAAATCCATTTTTAATCCCTCCTGATACTGCATACAGCAGCAATCTCATTACGCCTGCGTGCGTTTTCTGCATCCAGCGCCTTACGCTCTGCCTTGTACCATTCGCACGCTCCGTGGCATCCTGGATGGCGTTTAGGGCAGTCTTTACATACTGTAATCATCCAAATCCTCTGGAGTAACACAGAAAACTAACAACAATATCCACCATAAAGAGTAGTTGATACACATGTATAATGCCAGTGTAATGAGGTATGCGTTGAATAACAGACAACCTATACTGATGAGTAAATCACATATATATTTGTATTTCATCCTTCCAGCCCCTTCTTTCTCTTACTAAAGCAGAATGAAAATCCGAATACATTTAGCTGTAACCATGCCTCTGCGTATTTCTTACCATTCTCGGTATACTTTGTGATATAGTGATGTAGCATTTGATACGCCTTCCTTTCTGGGTAAAATAAAAGAGCATTGCAGCTCCTTACTTAATCATACGTGTTGTGAATCTACATTTAGGGCAATAATATAAATCGCCTGCAAGTGCATAATGTATAAGCTTTTTATCATTATCCCAACATTGCATGCAGCACGGTCCATCTTCTTTTTCATCATGCAGTTTTCTATAATAGCTTTCTCCTCTCAGAATTACATTTTCCTCTTCGTTCATCTTTCTTTCTAATTCTCGTATTTTATCTTTCATCTCAATATTTTCTTCCATGAGACTTACTGCCGCCATATAAGAATCAAGGACTTTTCGATACAAATCAGCATTATCTGATTGTTGAGCCACTACCACCGCATCTTTTATAGTTGTTTTAACCGTATCATACACACCCATTTTCTTTACCATCCTTTTTACATGTATTTTACTACATAAACGATGATAAATAAAGCTTGCATAATTCATTTCGTACAGCTCCTCTCTGGGTAAATTAAAAGCACGTTTTCTCCTGTATCCCTTATAACGGGCAGTTCTACGTGCTTTGTTTAACAGGCGTTCGGTTAATAGCATACGTCTATGCATCCTTGGCCTCTATAGAGTTATCTGTGCCACATTGTTAAGAGGTGCGATAACTACGTTTTGATTTAAACGGCTGATGAACGCAAGATAATACCTTTTAACATCATTTAATGGCAATCCTTTGCACTTGCCAACCGTGTATTTTCATTGGAGCCAAGGCATAGATTGAACCACGCAGGGATGTGGTTTACGTACGTCTATTGACACATCCTTCGGCATACTGTTCTCGGCATGTCAGCAAATATCAGGAACATGGTGTTCTCAGGCTTATACCATACTCCCACTCAGGAACCATACTTACCCCTTCATAATTTGCTTTTTTGGTTATTCCGCCACCAGGGCAACCAATATATCTAACAGGTGTTCTTCACAATAGAAGGTATATCCCTGCTTTGATATCAATTACAGCGCCTTTTTTATGTCTCCCTACATGAGTGCGCTATCTCATCATTGACCAACTCGTTTCCTGCTGGTTCGCCAAGCTCATTTCGTCAGCCCAGGCCCTTAAAACGCCTATCTCATTTTTTTTAAGGATATTTGCATAGATAGGAAGATTACTTACCCTAATCTACAGGCGATATATGGATGGGGGGGAATCGTCTGTAGATTACGGCAGGCATCTTAGGATGCCGCGTAAGTAAATCCAAAGGAGAAAGTGAAGCACAAGGAAGAGGATTACGCCTCATCCCCCGTACTTCCACGCTATCATAATACCACGTTTTTCGTGGCACATTGTGTCCATTTAAATAATTTTAGCAATTACTCTATTTGCAAACTTTAGCATAGCCGAATGATCATTATAGTGATAATCTTCCATCACTCGTTTATAGTATTTCTTTTCAATGAACAAGTCCACAACCAACTGCCTCTCTACAGGATTCTCTATCATGCCGATTTTTCGATTAACATCGTTTATTCTTCTTATGTAATCGTTTCTTTCTCGTATCACTTCCTCCTGTATCATCAACGGTTCCAGTTTATCAGATGCATATGGATTTCTTGCGTTTTCACGCTTGGGTTCATTGTTACCATTTGGACACGATAACCCAGTAAGTATCACATCATATTCTTCAATCTTTTCATTGCAAACCAGAATAGCTTTCGTGTAATAATCTACGCTCTTGCACTCTCTTTTAAACTGTTCAATTTTATCTTTCACAGTTAGCATACTATCGCCCCTCTCTTTCATTAATGACGCATATCATCATAAAGGTAAAATACAGCATTACTGCCAGCGCTATATCAATCATGAGTAAACCTCTTCCAGGTATTGTTGCAGCTCTCCAATCGTGTAAAACAATAATTGTAGATTTTCTTCATGCAGCACATATGCGCTTTTTCCTGCAATTCTGATTTCATCAATTTTAACATTATATACTTTTTCTAAGGTCGTTCTCCGCATTCTTTAACCTCCTCATTGCTATCCGGATAAAGTACCACAACCTGCTGTTTGTATGTATACGGCCGTCTATGCTATTGTATTTTTTCATCGGTTACCTCCCTGCGGTAGAAACGGTTTTCTTCAAAGTCCATATAGTAACCTTCTACACTGTTTGTTATGATATGACTTGCATATCTAATGCCTCTTACCGGTTCCCATTCTAATGGTTTAAATATGTAGATATAAGATTTTGTTTTATCATCCCAAATCCACATACCTCCATGCAAATCTTCAAATTTTAG